GCCGTGCTGCCGACCGTGATCGTTCCGTAGCCGGTCCAGATATGCACCGGCGTCGCGAAGGAAAGGGAAGCGAGCAGGATCGGCGAGAGCTGCGATGCGCTCACCTCGGTGACCATGTCGTTTGTCAGTCCGCGTCCTGCTGTGGTGATGCTCATGTCTCGACGTCCTCGACGATTGAAAAGCTGATGCCGTAAATGCTCGCCAGTTCTATCGACCACTCCGTCGTCGGCTGCGCGAGGCGGAAGACGCCTTTTGCGTTTGTCTTCACGATTGCCGTCGTGGCTGCGTAACTTTTTCGCAGCACCGGAAAGACATCGACGATCAATCCGCCGCCATCGGCTTTGATGACCTTGTAAAGCGAGGTGGAGATTTGCAGCCAGTCGCCGACCGCAAACACGCCCGAGCCGCCGGTGTTGATCATCGTCAGCGTCGTGCTGTTCGCCGTCGCGCTTGAGACCGTAAGCGTGCCGGTAATTGAGCCGCGTGGATTTGCGTTCGCGTAGTCCTGAAAAAGAAACGTGCCGCGCTGAGCCGAGAGCAAGAACGCCAGCATCGTCTCGGCATCCGCGCGAGTCATCGGCGGGCAATCAACCGAGCCGAGCCACGCTTGGCCTGCGTGGTTGTATTGCTGCGTTTGCAGGGTAAAGGGCGACGTGTTGCGCGACACCGCCGAGACGCCCGTGAGCGACAAGCGCGAGAGGTAGAACGGATCAGGCGGCGTGAGTGGGTAGGAGATAGCCATGACGTTTAAGCGAACGCTGCACGGTAGCCACCCCCGCGCCGCACCATGTCGGGAATCTCAGCCTTGAGCCGCCGCCGCTCTTGTTCGAGGATTGGCACCAGCTCGGCGCGCGAGACGCCTGCCGCGATGTTGTAGTTCACGGTCACGCCGCCCGCAGATCCGCCGCTGCTGCCCATTGCGCCGTTCGGCACGATGCTGCCCGAGGAGCTGGGCACGAATAGCTCGGGACCTTTTTCGCCGACGACGTAGGCACCGCCTGCGCCGACAGGTCCGCCCTCGGCGCGGAAGCCTGCCAAAAGCGCGTCACCGATTCCCTTGGCGAGCGGTGCGGTAATTTGCTGGCGGAAGACGAGGCGGAGCAGGTCTTGCCCGAGTCCTCTGATGACCTCGCTTAGTTTTTGCCCGCTTAGGATTGCGTCCTCGAATCCCTGCGCGATCATACCGCCAGCGTCGTCGAAAATTTGATTCTGCTTTTTTAGTGATTCGTTGATGCGCAATGCCTCTTCGTCGAGGTCCCCGAATAAATCGTTGAGCGCGGCATCTACCCGCGCTTCCTTGTTTTTATTCATCGCAATCGTTAGCAAATCAACTGCGGCAGCGGCTTCCGCGAACCCAAACCCTAGCGTTCCACTGGCGGCGACTTTATTGACCTCTTCTATTTGCCGAATAAAAACGCGAGACGGTGAATTGAGATCGCGGTATGATTCCGCTAGTTTTTCTAAGCCCTCGCGCTCCTTTTCTATGGTCTCGTTCTTTTCCGACCGCGCTTTGATAATTTCAACCGTGTTTTTTTCCTCTGCCGCAAGACCTGCACTCAGCGACGCAATTCTGCGGTCTTGGTCTGACTGGCGCTGTTTTTCCATTTCCTCGAATGCCTTCCCCTGATTGTCAGCTATCTTTTTATCAGCGTCTGCGATTAGGTTGATATTCGCAATGAGCAGTGATGCTCGCATCGCCTCTAGTTTTTTAAGCTCTTCGGCTTCTTTGACGCTGCCCATTTGCACCGTTCCTTCGGTTCCGCCCTCCAGTGGCACAGTCTGCTGAAAAACCTTCTCGCGCAGCTTGTTGATTTCTGCGGCGTTTTTTATGATTTTTTGTTGGATAGTTTCCAGTTGGCGCACTGGGTCCATTGCTGCGAAAAGACCTGCTTCCAATATGCCTTCCGATTCCAGTCTGGATTCGGTCAAAATCTTGCGGACATTATCCGCACGCATAACTAATTCGGTTAATTTTGTGATGGCGGAATCAATGATCGAAGTCAGTGAAAGACCGAGCGCCGCCGCAAAGCCAGCGCCCAGCGCGCGCGGGTCAAAGGCTTTTTTCATGAAGCCAGCCGCCAACTCAGAACTTTTTTGCAACTTCGCGAGCGAGTTCTGCACCGACGCAAACGCCGCCTTCGTCGCATCGATCGCTTTGAGTGTGAATGATGCTTCAGCCATGGTGCTTCAGTTTTCGGTTTTGGTGCTCTATGTAAACGAGCCAGCCGTTCAATTCCTGCGCTGGCATGGCGAGAACCTCGCTTGCGAATTTGCCGAGACGGTCCGCGAGAGCATACACGGCGAGGAAGTCGGCAGCTTCTCCGCCGTGAATCAGTTTTTTAAGTCGTCAGGCCTCGGCCCGTTTTCGGCCAGAATGGCGTTGGCGATGCGGCCCACGACGTTGCTGTCGGCCTTGTTCAAGAGCGTCGGCTTGTGCTCGATCGTGAAGAGTTTCGCGCCGTGCTCGTCCGTGGCCTTCATGATCAAAATATCGACGAGCAACTCCATGTCGTTTTCTTTGCTGCGACGATAGAGCCGGTTTTTTTCGCCGAGCGTTACCGGCGATGCGTGGACGACGAGCTTCCACTCGGGCACGTCAATTTTGCGCGTGCCGAGGGAGGCGAAGTGTTCTCTTACGAGGTCGATAGCTTCCATGTGTTGTGTGTGTTTTGCTGCGAAATTAGGCGGTCAGCGTGCTCAGAGCGCCGTTGCCCTCGAAGGCAATGGAGCCTTCCACGATGCCGTCGAAGCTGGCGGAAATGTCGAATTTGGTCACGATGGCCGCGCCCGAATAATACACGTCGCCACTTGACGCGCCCTCTGGGTAGAGGTTGAGCGTGACCGAACTGCCGATGGTGATCAGAAGTTGGCCGGCGTCAGTCTCGTCCCAGTAGAGATCGCCCGAGACGCTGAATGTTTTCATCGTCGCGAGACGCGTGCGGTAGGTGTCGCCGATTACTGAATCCTCGACGACATCTGAACTATGGCTGAGCGCATAATTTCTGAGCTCGGCTATGGTGGTGCTGGAGATTTTGACGAGACCTTCTCGCCCGAGGTGGTTTGCCATGTTAGTCGGTGGTTAAATAGATGCAGTTGAAAGTGTGCCGAGCCGTGCCGAAGCGTTTGTCTTCATCGGGCTCAATAACATAGTCCACACTGTTAAGATGGAGGTCGCGGCATTGACCGCCGAGCGTCACGTCGGCGAGGACTGCGGCCTCGACCGCCGCGCTGCCGGTGTCGAAAAGGTCGTCGATTAAATACGTTCCGCTCTCGGCGATGAAGTAATCGACGATGAGCTGAAGCTGCCGGTATTGCGTGCGGTTGCTCGGCCCGAGCGTGCGGACCTCGATCTGCTCGCTGACCGCATAGACGGCGGCGGCAGGAAACGAGATGCTGGCGATCGTGTTATTGCGCCCGCGAAGGATGTTTGCGGTGGGCACGACGAGCGCGCCGGTGAGAGCGTTCGCCGTCGCGGTGCGGATGTTGGTGCGTGTGCTCATGTTTCTTTTGGTATCACCATCCCGCCCTTTACTTTTGCGAATCCGAGGTTGACGGCGCGATTCGCGAGGACGGCGCGGTATTTTGAGATCGTGATTTTGTAGCGAATCTTGAGAGCCGAATCTACCACGCGTTGCAGGTCAGGAATCTGGTTGCCGGTTGTCCGCGCGACTACGAACGGATTCGGCCCAAAGTGAACCTGAGCGTTTCCAGCCTTTGCCATGTGCTTGCGAATCCACGACGGCACGCGCACGCCGCACGCCATTGCCGCAGCGGCGAATCCAGCCTTCGCGAGTCCGACCTTTTTTTGCGTGTATTTCAGATACGCATTCGCCGCCTGCTCCGAAACCCACATCTGGTCCTGCACCGCCCAGCGCCCCACCAGACTCCTCGTGACTTGCCTCCGTCTTCCGCGCTCGGTTCGGTTTGCGAAATGGAAAGCGCGCATCGTTCCAATTGATGCCGACTCCTGCCAGAACTTCCGGTAGATGCGGATTTTCTTGCCGCCTTCATTTCCCAGACTGACGCCCATCGTCTCGTGGCGCCCGCCGCGCGGCGGAACCTCCGTTGAGTTTCCGATGCGCTGGAACAAGCCAATCTGAAATTCCTTGGCCATTTTATTTCCGCCGAACAAGTCTCCGAGAATCGCGTTCTCGCCCTGCTTCCTTGCGTTCGTGCTGAGTCCGCTCGCTTTGGTTTTCGTAATCTCCCCGCCTGTGACCGTCGCCACCGTCGCGCCTTTTTTCGTTTTGTCTCCGGTCGGCGGCGTGATCTGCATGATCGCCTTCGCGACGTAGGCGGCTTCCTGTTTCACGACCAGACCGAGATCGACCTTTGCAGCGTCGGCAAGTCTCGCGAGCGCATATTCCAGCTTCTTCGTGTCTGAGAAGATCGAAATCATATCACCTTCGCCACGCTGATTTCACATCCCGCGCCCTCGGCATCCAATGTCACGCGCTCGATGAAATAGGTGATGCTTGCCCGAGAAAGCGTCTGCGTGACTTGCGGCGTGGCGCTGACGCTCGACGTCAAAAGGAACACCGTGAATTTGCTGTCCTCGCGGCGCTGGTCCTCGAAGTCGGCAAACGCATTGCTCGCCGCTGCCCAGATGCCCGTCACGCTCACGCCTTGATAAGTAAACGAGACGCCCGCCTGCTCCAAGATCGCGGAGAAGTCGGAGTTAATCTGGGTCGGGTCGAAGTCTCGCACGGCTGCCATACTTATGCGCCTCCTGTAAAATAAAACCGCGCGTGTAGCTCCGGCCGGTTCGCGAGGAGCCACGGCTCCGCGTCCTCGTAGCACCGTTGCGCGTCCTGCCCGCAGGTCTGCGAGCCGACGTGGTGAACGTAGGCCCGCGAGATGAAATGCCGCCGCTTC